ATTTACTTCGATTTTACCATCGATATTCATTTGTCCTGAATCAATTTGATAGATTATTATGTTACTGAATGCGTTAACAGAAGATTTTTTCTCGATAGAAGTAAACATTCCATCAGGTGCATTCCCTGGTACTCTGTATCCCGACTTCATTAACAAATCCCATAGTTTTTCTGATGTACTAGATTTACCCTCAGTCGTATTGGAACCAAATGTCCCAAAGTCTACAAGAGTCATCGAGATATCGTTCCATTCAACCATACCGGGATAGTTAAAAATATGGTTGATCATTTTATATTGATCTGTTTTAATAGTAACACCTGGTTTTTCGACAGTCTTGACAGGGAACAGTGTTCCTCCATTCCCAAACTCAACGAGAAATTTATATTTTCTCTTTGGGTCTCGAAAAACTTTACTATTAGAGCTTCCTAAATCTGTTCCCCACCAAGTCATCTATTCCTCTATTCGGTGTATTTAAAAATTTCATCACCTTCTGCATCTGCGAATGTTGCCCAATCATATGTAATAGAAAGAGAGATTTCAGATAGATCTTCAGAAGCGTAGTCTAACTCGCCAAAGCCAATTTTAGACAAGAAAGGATTGTGAAGAGTCCAAGTTTCAACTGGATTCCCATCAGAATCAATTTAATTGATCACGATGGGACCAAGAGCTTCAACTGCCTTATTCTTTGAAATAGTTTCTAAAGCACCAGGAGCTTCAGGAAAAACATAACCAGACTTTCTTAGCTTTACAAGTAGTTTTCTGGCGGCATTCTCTGTGATAGGATCAACTAGGACTGCTTCAATAGTATTCCAAGTTACTTTTCCTGGAAATTTAAAGGTGTGACCCAAGTATTGATGTTCCGTGCCGGAAGAGATTTCGATCTCTGGCTTGTTAGTACTTTTGAGGTACCACAAGACTCCATCCTGCGTTAGATCGCCAATTTGCATTGTAAATTTATATTTTCTCTTTGGCTCACCATTAAAAGTTGGACTGCCAAGATCTGTTCCCCAAAACGTCATATTCTAAATCTCCTGTTTTAATTAATTAGTTGCTTATACGAAATCCGCGCCGGTTCGAGTAATGACAAAGTCGACAACAATGTACTCAATTGCTCTTGCAGGCTTGATGTAAATCTTCGCGTACATAATATTCCTATCAATAAGATCAGCAGTGGTAGTTGTGTCGTCCAAAATCAGCTTATAATCGCTCAAACCAAATCTTGATCTTGTATCAGAAAGTATTGGGTTTACTTGAGACTTAAATCGATTCCACGTAGACTGAACATTTTGATCAAACAAAAGATTCCTTGCAACGTTTGACACCTGAGCCTTGAGATAAAGAACAAGTCGACGAACATTAATTCTATCCAAGGCGGACTGATCAGATTGCAAAGTCTTCTGACCAAAAATGACTATTCCTTCTGACGGGAATGTTGCTATGGGGTTAATGTTGACTTCATAGAGTAAATCTCTTTCTTTAGAATCAAGGCGTTGTCTTGCTTGTATTACTTTTGGACCTCGAGCGCCACCTAGGTTTCCTAGACCTCCTCTATTAAAACCAGCTGGTGCAAACCAAAGTTCGGATGAAGCTTGGGATCTTCCAAATGCACCGAGAGCTGCAATAGATGGAGGAATCCAAACTAGTTTAGAGCTGTTTAAGTTGTCTGCGATTTGAACCCATGGATAAAAAGCACAAGCATAGCTCGAATTAAGATTTCTATTCTTAAGCGATGAAACAGCCGAAGAAACATTCCCAAGAGAATCAGAGTCTGAATCAAGTGTGTCTCTTTCAACAGCAGGAAGATAATCATTTTCAATGTCAATAATTCCCAAAACATCTTTTCTATCTTCTGCAATTGCAATTACTCTATCTGTGATCAAAGGCTTTCTGATTCCTGGGACAAGCAACAAGTTAGCAGGAACTACTTCAGGGTCTCTAATGGAATCAAGTGCTTTGTTAATAGTGTATTGCAAGTGATTGGTTACATCTGATCTCACTGTGCCCAATAGATCATCTCTAAAAGGGTCTTTTTCAGTAATGTCAAATCCTTCAAACCCACCATGCAATGGCATCAAAAACTGTCTCACATTCTTGTCAAGCAAAGCTCCGAAAGATGCACTTGCAGCATAAGACTTGTTCGCACCAGACTTATCGTAAGATCCAGAATCATATGTTACCACGTCAGTGGTCGTATCAATTTTTATGTCATCTAGAGTAAATATAAACGAGTGTTCGTAGTCAGTAGTGTTGCTAGGAGCAAAAGAGCTTACTCCTGCCGGTAATCTTCTAAGATAATCACAATAGTCCGGATCATGTTGTGTAGCGGTGTCTGACAGCGCTGGTCTAATTCCATAGTAAGCTCTATATGGGTCAGGTGCGCCACCATCAGTTCCGCTTGTCCTGAGGGAAATTGAAGGAAAGTTGAAAGAAGCTGTGAAATCTGTAGGGCCTGAGACGATATTGTTAGCGTCTCCACCAGAACCAGGCATTCCAACACCACCTGTTACAAAAGCTCCGGCAAAAGAAGTCCCGACTGCCCCAAGTGCTTTAGCTCCAGTTGAACCAGAAACGAGAGTAAATCCTTTTGGACGAACAGGGCCTTTAAATCCGGCTGGTAAAAATCCTTGACCACCGCCATTTTTGATGAAAGACTTGATGTCTACATAAACTATATTTGATTGATTTTGATAGTCGCCAAGAGTCCTATATCTTCTGTCAGAATCTGACCACTCCATATATTGATCACCAATTCTTCTACCTAGGTAATTTGGAGAAGAAGGATTTAAATTACAGCCAACGTATCTCTCAATTGTATTTCCGGAAAGTGACTTAATTGAAACAGTAAATGTTCCATATGGATTAACATTCGGGTTAGTAGCCTCTGCGATTTGCTCAATTGCAATTAAATAATCTTTTTGGATGTCTTCGCCTGTATGGAGGCATTTGAATTTAAACAATTCTTCCTGACCTTTTGATCTTTGAGAAATAACCCAGCCAGTCTGAGCTTCTGCGGCTCCTTCCTTGTGATAAGACCAATTGATTGAACCACTTTGCAAAGGCAACAAGAGTCCATGTACATTTCCTGCTGTTTTCTCTAGGAGGCTAAGGTCGTCAAGCTCTCTAGTGAAAGATTCCCCTAGCCAATATGTTTTTCTCTGTGCTTCTTCTATCGTGTCTTCGTTAACCAACTGAGGATTTGTGTTGAATACTGATCTAATATAATTTGAAGAGTTTCTGCCAAAATCAAATGTGATTGAAGTTCCTACAATGGATCCATCCTCGTCAAAAACAGAAAGTTTGAATTTACAGTTTTTATCAATATTTTGTACAAAAGTTCCTGCTTCTTCAACAGTCGTTCCACCAGCATCTGAACCAGAAAGAGTCAAATATCCTTTGTTGGCATAGAAAACAGCAGCTAGCGAACCTGTGCCATATCCAGACGATCCGGATTCTACTAGAAAAAGTCCATAAGCCGTAGAGTTTAAAGCATCGTCAGAATTTAAAGAGCCGCTCAGACTCCAACCAGCCTTTGCAGCATCATTTGCTGCTTGTGGATGTTGCTCTCCTGCTAGTCTAACAACAGTAACTGGAGATTCATCTGATGCCAACCATGATTGTGCAGCATACGATGCATAAGTAGGGCCTGTCATATTTCCATCACGCCACATGTCACCATATGCGCCATTGCCACCTGCGATTGGAAGACCGAAAACAGACACAAAATCGTCTAAGTTTCTTACTTTTACTGGTTTATTAGCAGGACCTTTTCTGGTTCTACCAATGATGATTGGTCCATCAGCATCTACTTGTGCTGGGATGAAACTCTGGTCGATCTCACGGATTTCAATTCCGGGTGAAAGAAAATCAAATTTTTTAGCCATCGATTTATCTCCTTAATAAA